CCGACGCGGTGAGCGTGACGCTGCAGTCGGAGTCACTATCATCTGGTTCGCTGCTAGGTGGAGCAGTGGGGCTTGTACGGAGCAGCACGTTCGGGCTCGTGTTGGACGGTGAGCTGGTGACTATCGCGCACGAGGGCTTGAGTTCCACGCTCCAGCCGGGGGGGGCGGACTCCGGCCAGTCAAGATAGAAGGCGGGGTCGACGCCGGTCGTGGTCAGTGGAACGTCGGGGGCTCGTTCCAGGAAGACGAGATCGTCCAACTTAGGAGGCGACTTGTGCGCATGCGAACCCAGCAACGGGTCGCGTTGCAATGGGTGTACGGCCTCCATGGCGGTGGATACGTTGGAGCGAAGTTGGGTCATGAGCCCGCATGCCCACGAAAACCCGCGGTATGCGAGGCGTGGGGCGATCAACTTCACGGGCGCAAGCACCGTGTCGACAGCTGCTCGATATGCGACCTGAGCAAGCGTTGGGACGACGTCGTAGGACAAAACTTTGCCCATCGCACCCGCGACGTATCGGGTGTATTTCTTGTCATACGCAGTATGCAAGAGTGCTGCGGTAGCGCAGAATTCGACTTGGTGCCCCCACGTAGCGGCGCCATGAAACGCGAACCTGCGGCTCGCGTTGGCGTTCATGGATTGAATCAAGTCGTGGGTCGCTACACGAAACGCGTCCTCGTTTTCCGGGACGCGCATAGTGGTTGCGACCTTGATGGCCCACGCTAATAGCGACGTGAACAACCAAACGCCGACACGTGGGGCGGCGTAAGAGTCTCCATCTAGCGTAGTTGCTGGAAGGAAACAGAGGGTCCAAGATTGACCCTCGCCCTCGTCATGCTCGAAGTCGGTGACGATGGTGCGGAGGGTAATTAGAGCAGCGTCGTGTGCGGCCCACGTATCCCCGTTCCACACAGCGTTAAGGGGCGAGCGGAATTGTTCACTCGCGCACAGCATAACGTGGCGTGTTGGGAGAGGTGGTACGCGATATTTCGGCAACTCTTTCTTCACCGTCGCAGCAGGCGGCGGTGGTGGTATCTGGACACCCATTGGCGGCGCCGCAGGGGTTACCTGTGGCGAAGAACAGGCGACCCCAGTGGGGGGCGCGAGTCCAACCGCTGCTACAACGGGCGTAGCGTGACCATTTAGAGGCCGTGGTCTGGCCTGTGATGCGCGGTGGCGTGATTGCCGCGCATCCTCTCGGCTCGCCGGCGGCTGCAAGGAAGCAGCTGCGGTCGACGCCGTGTTCGACTTGGGGACCTGACGGTTCCCTTTCTTCTGCCTAGTCGGTAGGCTTGTGCTTTTGGTGGCACTCATCGGTTTAGCTTCCAACCCGGGCCTAGGCCCGGACCGCTCACTTGCAACTGAAAACAAATGAGAATTCCGCAGTAATGGTAACCCTGCGGGGCAGTCTTCTGGCTTGTCAACTCCAGGTAAGGGCCGTAATTTTCCGGATCCCTGATTCACGCTAACGACGGGGAGTCTATTATTTCCGCCGGTATTTGAG